ATTCGTGTATGGTACAAGGAAGACTCTAAGAAAAAGAAGATGGAGTTGATGGAGCAGAACGGCGATGTCTGCGGCGGTACTCAGATTGCAAAGAGTGTCGTTCACGTAACGCAGTTGAAGAAGCAGTTCTATTCTCGTAACAATCCTCGTACGCTGATTATCGTCTTCACTGACGCAGTAGACTATGATTGGAAGGGTATCGAGCAACTGCCAGAAGACATCAAGCGTCGTCTCATCTTCATCGTATTGAACGGACCTGGTTCTGGATGGGGATTCGATACAGTAATACCTAATATTCTGAATGCCGGTATCTCTGATAAGAACATTGTTCCAATCGATGTAACGCAAGATTTAAAAGACTGATTCTATATATCTCGGAAGGAAAGTGAATTCGTTCACTTTTCTTTCAAGATAAATAAAGGAAAATCGTTAAGAAAACTATTTCATTTTAAATAAGAATATGAATAATTCTATCATTGTAAACATCTCGGAACTCAAGAAGAGTTTACCGGAAGGTGTTAAAGTTAGGGACATAAAGGACGACCTGGAATCAGTCGGCGCTGAAGTTCTTGGCACTACTGATGAGAACGGTAATATGATTATGGTTATCAACGGAGACGTTGACTTTACTGCAATCGAGGCTGCTTTCGACGAGGCTGGTGTTACTCTGGAAGACTTCATCATCGAAGATGACGACTTTATTCCCGATTATGACAATGTCGATGACGACGTATTTGAGAATCTCATTCCCGATTACGACAAAGTCAACGATAAGTCTAAGACTCGCAAGACTGTAGTCAATGAGAAGAAGGAAGACTGCTGCCCGAAGAAGAAGGCTCCAGTTGCTGCTCCCGTCAGGAAGAAGAACAATACTGTGAATCTTCATGAGGCACTGAACGGCACTAAGAAAGTTGACAAGAAGCGCACTCTGGACGAGGTCATCAACTCTATCGTCGGTAAGGACATCAACGAGAGCGTTGCTAAGAAAGCAATGGACAAGGCTCGCAGGGAGTCGGAGAACAAGGACAAGTTTCAGTTCCTTCGTGAGAAACTCGGCGTGAAGAAGTTCAATGTCCTGGTAGAGTCTCTCGAGAGCGGAAAGAAGTCGATGGGCAACTTCAACATCAACGGCAAGAATGTCGCTGACTATACTACTGAGGAACTAGGTACACTGCTTGAAAAGGTGAATGCACAAATTGCTGATCTCGAGTCAAAGGTCGGTGTCGATGGTCTGAACGAGACTGAGAGCGCCAAGCTGCAGAAGACGCTTGAACTGCGTCGCAAGCTCGCTGAGATGTTGAATGATGAGATTGACTTCCGTAATGCCCTGACTGAAGCAGACGAAGAAAAGTCTGACGTCAAGGATCCGTTTGGAGGCGTTGACGCTGTTCCTACCGGTGAAGAGAAGTCTGATGACGAAAAATCTGACGAAGAAAAGACTGACGATGCTGACGACGACAAAAATCCCGATGAGGACGAAACAGTCGAACTCTCTCAGATTGTCATCACGCTTGCCAGCAAGGATGCTGCCGAGGACATGAAGAAAGACCTGCTTGATGCCGGTGTTCCTGAAGATGCTATCGAAATCGAAAAGGCTGAGGACGACGAAGAGGACGAAAATAAGTCTGATTCTGAGGAAGAAAAGTCAGAAGAGGAAGAGAAGCCAGCAGAAGAGAACGGTGAGGAGAAGCAGGAAGAATCAGTCAAGGCTAAAGGTCAGAAACTGAACGAGGACGACGAGAACGCTGATGCTGAGAAGTCTGATGAAGAGAAGCCGGCAGAAGATGCTGAAAAGACAGACGATGCAGAAAAGGATAATGCCGACGAAGAGCCATATAAACTGACTCTGACAGACACTGAATATGCTAACCAGCTGGCAGACGTCCTTCAGAATATCTGGGGTATGTCGAATGATGAGTTCAATGAACTTATCGGCGGCGAACTGGTAACAGACGAAGATCCAGCAGATGATTCAGAAAAAGAAGACGGTGACGATGAAGCCAAAGATGCAGATGACAGCGGAGACGCTGACACAGACGCAGACGAAGAAGACTTCAATCCGGAAGATATTTTCAAGGGGCTTTAATTAAAGAAGCCCCTTCTTCTAAGATATAATTTTCTCTTTTCTTTAAATCTTTCTAAAATTCTTTCTTGATTTCTTTACAGAAACTGACAGAGGAACATACAAGCATTACTTGCTCGTTTTTCATTCTTCTTTAAAGTTTCAATTCTTCTAGAAGCGGGTGGGACAGTGCGTGAGCATAGTCCCACTTTTTGTACATAAAAAAAGAAGAACTTTCGGGTTCTTCTCTTTCTTATAGTGACGCTCCAGCGAGTCTAAAGACCTCGCAGCTTCGTGTATCAACCTAAGATGTTCTCCCGAGCAGTTTGCCGAGCGTTTCCGCTCTGCAGCACTGGAACGTGCTGCCGGGCCTTCATCAAAGTCCTCACGCGTAAATTCGGGCTCGTCCAGCCCTATCTGTTTATATTTATTTCGAAATTAATGATCATTTGATTCAATATTACATTTAGAACATCTTTAGAGAATAATAGAACATTTCATTTATAAATCTCACTTCATTCCGATTCATATGGCGAGGCTAAAGACCTCGCATATTTCTCGGAGATTATTTTAAATTATGCGAAATCTTCTCCACCGCCTCCAGTGTCAGCAGCCGGCTCTTCTGCTCCGCCTCCCATGTCTCCACCACCGAAGTCACCTCCGCCAGTACTCATGAAGTCTTCACCACCCCCGCTTCCGAAGTCAGCACCGAAATCTCCGCCACTTCCGCCTCCGAAGTCACCGCCTTCATTGCCCGGTGCCTGGACTGGCTGCTGTTGATGCTGCTGGTTGTACTCTGCATGCTGCTTCATACGCTTTGCAGTCTCTATCTTTTCGAGAATCTCTTGCTGCTTATATTTTTCGTTGAGTTCCATGTCTTCTGGACTCATGTCAAGATAACGCTCTACTAAGAACTTCATTGAGAAAATCGGCTGTCCGTTAGCGTCCTGAAGACCGTACAGTGTATTGATGATGTCAACACCCGACTTCAGTGCCTGACGCTGCTTTGCTTCAACGAATGCATTCTCTTCATTAAACTTGATACCGAGTGCCTGACGCAAATATTCACTCTTCTGAAGTGCTGGTTCCCAAAGACATATCTGAATCCATAACGGCTTCAACAGAACTTCTCTGTAGATATTACGGATACGATTGATGAAACGACTGAACGCATACTCTTCACGAGTAATAGATGAATCGTCACCACCGATTGTATGTGCACTGTCTGCACTTGGGTCGAGCAAATATCTGTTGGGTGGAATCTGACTCTCTAAGATGAATCTGCGCCACCAATACTTCATCGGCTCGATACTGCTCAAGTCATAGCCCTCTGCTGCAATCTCTTCGAGTGTAAGTGAACCGCTGTTGCGCTGAGGGAAGAAGTATGTCTTCGTAAACGAAAACTTGGGTACGCCGTTTACGACCATCTCACCTGATATGCCGTCGACATACGTTTCTTCATTCCATTCTGCCTTCAACTGATTCATCAGAGCATCAGCCTTGTACGGAGCGAGGTCGTTGACTGGAACGACAATCTTCATCTTCTTCTGTGCATTCTGAATATTCCAGATAAGACGAGAGTTCTCAATCTGAGTCAGCATATTATACGAACGAGTCAGACCTTCGAGATAAGATACACACTGTGATTCTCCTATAAGTCCGCTCGGCCATGCAATATAGACGATGTTGCTGTCTGGGATGATGCGTTCTTGTGCATCTCCGTGATTCTGATACCAAACTTTCAGTTCACGACCATCAGGAGCAATCTGAATGCCTGGTTCTAGTGTTGCAGAATCAAGGAACTTGAATCCGATGATGTTTTTTGCATTATCTAATGTGCCGTCATAGATAATCTCAAATGCAAGATAGCCCTCGATGAGGAACTTCTTGAACATGTTCCATGCACTATTCGACTTGTCCCAACCGTACATCGAGTACACTTTCTT